GACGTGTGCTCTTCCGATCTACTCTTTCCGACGGACGGAAAATAACGGGAGGGGGTAAGCGACAAGAAAATACGCGAGCAGGATGCGCGCGCAAACGACGCGGGCGCGCGTGTCCCGGGTCATCCGGTTTCCCCAGGCGCGGGGTTATTCTCTCCACCTCCGCCTGGAACGCATGGTGAATCCTCTACCAGCCTGGGCGCGGCTTTTCGGCCGCGCTTGGGGAAACCGGATGACGGAATCCGAGGTGATCAACAGTGGCCAGAGAGGACATGATTCGCGCCGACATGCAGGCCGTCGGCACTTACAACCAGATTTTTGAGCCGACGATCAAGCAGCTGGCCAAGACAGAGCGCGAGCTCAGTCGCGCGGAGAAGGCTTGGAAAAAGGCGGGCGGCCTGATGGTCGCAACTCTGACCAACAAGACTGGCGGCGAGTACACAGCGAAGGACCCGAACTGGACGGTCGTTGAGAATCTTCGTGCGACGGTCACGGGCCTGCGCAACCAGCTGGGACTGACGCCGACCGGCCTGAATAAGGCCCGCAGCAAGCAGACCGTGAGCACGGACCGGTCGAAGATCGAGCAGCTGCTTGACGATGCGCACAACTACGCTGTCGAGCACGCAGCAGAAAACCAGCGCGACGTCGACGCCTACGTCGACAAAGTGCTCAGCGGGGAGATCGTCGCGTGCGAATGGATCGTCCTGGCATGCCGGCGTTATCTCAACGATCTGGCATCCTGCCGATGGGATTTCCGGCCGGAGCCGGCCTGCGAGATCATCGCCATCATCGAGACGACGCTCTGCCACCAGCAGGGTGAGTTCCTGGACGCGAGCCCTTTGCGCGGCACGCCGTTCTACCTGCTGCCCTACCACAAGTTCATCTGCTTCAACATCATGGGGTTTTACCTCAAGGGGACAAACAAACGGCGGTTCAAAGAAGCGCTTGATTTTATCCCGCGAAAAAACGTCAAGACCACGTTCGCCGCCTCGCTGGCTTGGGCGTTGGCCTTGTATGAACGCCGGTCCGGATCCAAGGTCTATGAGGTCGGCGGTGCGCTCAAGCAGGCGCTCGAAGGATTCGACTTCCTGAAATATAACGTCTATCGCCTCGGTGTGACGGTCAAGGAAGATGCAGAGCGCGGCCTGCGTATCACGGACAACAACATGGAGCACTCCATTGTCGGCGATATCGGTGACGGATTCATCTCCGTCAATGCCCTGGCGGCAAATCCCGAGAAGCAGGACTCCTTCAATGCCAACATCGTCATCTGCGATGAGGCGCATGTGTATAAGTCGCCGAAGCAGTTCCAGAAGCTGCGTGATGCGACAAAGGCATACACCAACAAGCTTGTCATCATCATATCTTCCGGCGGCGCGAACGCGCTAGGCTTTCTGGCGCAGCGCGTGGAGTTCTGCAAGAAGATCCTCAACGGCACTATCAAGGATCCGTATGCCGACGAGATCTTCATCTTTATCGCGCAGGCCCCGACCAATGAGAACGGCGACGTCGACCTTCTGGATCCGAAGGCACTGGAGGCCGCAAGTCCCGGTTGGGGCTACAGCATCCGGCCGCAGGATATGATCAACGACGCTGCACAGGCCGAGGCCGACCCGCAGCTGCGCCCTGAATTTTTAAACACCTCGCTTAACATCTTTACGGCTGCGCTGCGTGCCTGGTTCGATATTACCGAGTGGCGCAAGTCCGACGCGAAGTACAACTGGACGCTGGCGCAGCTCGCACGCCTGCCGATCAAATGGTACGGCGGCGCGGATCTCTCCAAGATGCACGACTTGACGGCCTGCTGCCTGTTTGGCCATTACAAGGGTGTCGATATTATCATCCCGCACTGCTGGTTCCCGCGGCCGGCGGCGGAGATCAAGGCAAACAAGGATCAGATCCCGCTGTTCGGCTGGAAAGATGACGGATGGCTTGACATGACCAACGACAAGGTCACGAACTACAGCGACATCGTCCGATGGTTCAAAAAACGCCGCGGCGAGGGCTTCAAGATGCGCCGGATCGGGCACGACCCGAAGTTCTGCCGTGAGTACTTTGTCGAGATGAAAAAGGAGCATTTCCCGGTCAAGGCGCAGATGCAGACCTTTATCCTGAAATCCGAGGGGTTCCGATATCTTGAGAAATCTGCGAAGCAGGGAACGCTCTATTACATGCACGCGGAACCGATGGAATACTGCGTGCAGAACGTAGCCGGCGTCGAGAAGGCCGACGACATGGTGCAGTACCAGAAGATTGAGCCGAATCTGCGCATTGACGTGTTTGATTGCGCGGTCTTCGCAGCCTGCGCTTACCTGAATGATTTGAGCGAGAGCAACAAGGGTGCTGGATGGTATGACAGCGCCAGGGATGAAACGGAGGCTGATGCCGATTGAAAGTGAAACCGCAGCGCCGCAGCGCTGCAAGCGACCAGTCCTGTCTGCAGTGGCTGGTGTCCAATTCTGACACGCTGGCTGTGACGGGATATCATCGGCTGATCGACAGCCCGGATGTCCTGGCGGCGGTCGGAGGGCTGGCGGACATCGTCAGCAACGCGACAATCCAGCTGTTCCGAAATGCGGAAAACGGTGACGTTCGCGTCCGGAACGAACTCAGCCGGTTTGTCGATATCCATCCATGGCGGTATGGCGGTCGGAAAGACTGGGTCGAGTGGATCGTGCAGACAATGCTGCTTTCGCCATGCGGCAGCGCCTTTGTCTTGCCGCAGACGCGGGATGGCCTGCTTGCCGATCTGACGCCGATGCCGGGCGCGACGGCGTCCAGCACGGACGGCGGTGCGACCTACTACGTGACATGGCGCGGCAAGATGTATGACCCTGCAACGGTGCTGCACTTTAAATACAGGCCGGATCCGGATCAGCCGTGGCTTGGCCTTGGCCTTCGGGCGAGCCTGCGGGACGTGACCGGCAATCTCCGGCAGGCGTCCGCCACAAAAAAGGGCTTTATGTCCGACAAGTGGAAGCCGTCTGTCATTGTCAAGGTCGACGGCCTGTCCGAGGAGTTTTCAAGTGAGGCCGGCCGTAAGCGGCTGATGACCGAGTATCTGCAGAACTCCGAGGCCGGTGCGCCGTGGATCATCCCGGCGGATCTGATGGACATTCAGCAGGTCAAGCCGCTGAGTCTTGCAGATCTCGCCCTCAAGGATGGCGTTGAGCTGGACAAACGTGAGGTCGCGGCAATTGTCGGCGTGACGCCGTATATGCTGGGTGTCGGCAGCTACTCCGACGCCGATCACAACCACATGATCCGGACGACGGCAACATCCATCGCGAACATTATCTGCTCGGAGCTGACACGCAAGCTTCTGCTGTCCCCGGACTGGTATTTTAAAATGTCTGTCCGCCGACTGTACAGCTACACGCTCAAGGATCTGGCCGACGTCTCCAGCTCTCTATATGTTCGCGGGCTCATGCGCGGCAACGAATGCCGCGACTGGTTGGACCTGTCTCCCGTTGATGGTTTGGATGAGCTTGTTATTCTTGAGAACTATATCCCGGCTAACATGATTGGCCAGCAGAAAAAATTGAAGCAAGGAGGCGAAGGCAATGGCGAATGAGCGCACTGCACGCCAGATCCGCAGCTGCTCGCAGCAGTTTACAACCCGCGAATCGGCTGACGATCTCTATATTGAGGGCTACTTTGCCGTCTTTAACTCGGAGTATCCACTCTGGGAGGGCGCAAGCGAGATCGTCAAGCCCGGCGCTTTTGACGCCAGCATTTCCGGCGATGTCCGCGCCCTTATCAACCACAACACCACGCTTGTGCTCGGCCGCACGAAGTCCGGCACACTGACGCTGCGGCAGGATACCCGCGGCCTGTGGGGATCTGTCAAGGTCAACCGGCAGGACAGCGCGGCGATGGATCTGTACGCGCGGGTCCAGCGCGGCGACGTCGATCAGTGCAGCTTTGGCTTTGAAATTAAGCGCGAGACCTTTGTTGATCTTGGCGGCGGCAAGTATCGTTGGGAGATTGAGGAGGTAGACCCGCTGTACGAGGTAAGCGTCTGCACATTCCCGGCGTACACCGAAACGAGTGTGTCGGCCCGCAAGCATGATCTGGAGGAAATCAACCGGCGTCGCTGCGAAGCATGGCGCGCGTCGGCAAGAAAGAAACTTGGAGGTAACAATGGCACTTAAAATCCTGAGACGCCAGCAGGATCTGCGCAGCATGCAGGCGCAGATGGAAACGCTGGTCAGTGAGCGCGACAGCTTCGCGGCCCGTGAGCATGAGCTTGAGGCGGATATCGCCGCCGCGCAGACCGAAGAGGACCGCGCCGCTGTCGACGCCGCAATCGACGAATTTGAGAATCAGCGAAACGCAAACGTCGTGGCCATCGCAGAACTGCAGGCCCGCATTGACGCAACAACCGAAGAAATCCGCAGCCTTGAGGCTGCCCAGACGCCGCCTCCGGCGGCAGGCCAGCCGGCAGCACCGGCGGAAGAAAGGAGTAATAACACCATGCCCATGACCAACCCCGAGCGCCGTTGGCTCGGCCTGACCTACCAGGAGCGTGACGCTCTTCTGCAGGCTCCCGAGACCCGCGATTTCCTGTCCAACATCCGCGCGCTTCGCGCGTCGCAGCGCAGCGTCAGCGGCGCAGAACTCGGTATTCCCGACAACCTGCTGCCCATCCTGCGCGACCTGACCTATCAGTCGTCCCGCGTCCTGCCGTACATTTCCGTGATGACAGTTGGCGGCACCAGCCGTCAGAACATCGCAGGTGTCGCTCCGGAAGCCATCTGGACGGAAATGGACGCCGCCATGAATGAGCTGGATATCAACTTCTACCAGCTGACCATGGACGGCTTTATGGTCGGCGGCTACATCGCCCTGCCGAACTATGTGCTGTCCGACGACACGGACCTTGCCCTGCTGACCACCATCATGCAGTATTTGGCCGCGTCCAACGCAAAGGCACTGGATAAGTCCTGCATCTACGGCACCGGCACCAAGATGCCCGTCGGTATCATTACCCGTCTGGCCGCATCTTCTAAGCCGGAGTGGTGGGGCGCAAATCAGGGTGCGTTTACCGATCTGCACGAGAGCCACATCCTCAAGCTGGATCTCGGCGCAAAGTACGGCGAAGAATTTTTCCAGAAGCTCTGCGAGGCGACCGGCGTCCCGTCCCCGAACTACTCGGACGGCCGGGCTGTGTGGTTCTGCAACCGCAAGACGCACCTCGACATCGTGGCGCGCAGCCTGAACTTTAACTCGGCCGCCGCTCTGGTCGCCGGTGTCAGCGACACGATGCCCGTCATCGGCGGCACGTTTGTTGAGCTTGATTTCATGCAGGACTATGACGTCTGCGGCGGCTTCGGCTCGCTGTACAGTCTGGCCCAGCGTGAGGGCATGGTCATTGATTCCAACGCGAGTGTCAAGTGGCTCCAGAACATGACCTGCTTCAAGGGCCTTGCCCGCTACGACGGCAAGCCGGCGATCGGCGAAGCGTTCGTGCTGTTCAACTACAAAAATACCGCGCCGAAGACGACTGCCACGTTCGGCGTCGACTACGCCAACGAAGGGCTTGGCACCCTGATCGTCACGACGGCGGCCGGGGCGTCCGGCAAGACGACCGTTACGGTCGCAGGCAATGCCAGCGCGAACAAGCTCCGCTATAAGCTCGCAGGCGCTCCGCTGTCGGTCGAGGCCGGTGAGAAGCTGGATGCCAGCTGGACGGCAATGACCTCCGGCGCTTCGGTCGCGGCCGCGACCGGGAACGTCATCACGGTCGTCGAGATCGACGCCAGCGGCAAGGCTGTCAAGCTCGGCTCTGCGACCTGCACGGCCGGCGCGTAAGGAAGGAGGCGGCCTGATTGTCTGAGCCTTGTGCGAACACGTCGCAGCAGCTTGACCTGCTTTGCGTGGATCTCGGCCTGATGCGGATCAGTGACGATCAGGCCGCATATCTGGGCAACCTGCTTGCGCAGGCTGCCCGATACATCGAAACCAAAGGTATTACGCTTGATCCCGCGAGCGATGAGGATAACGGCCTCATCGCCCGCGTCGCCGCATGGATGTACCGCAGCCGCGCCACGACCGCGGACACTCCGCTGCCGTCCGGCCTCAAATCGTATCTGCACGATAAGCTGCTGCAGCAGAAGATGCGGGAGGTGACGCCATGATCTATGATCAGATCCTCGACGTCCACGACCTGCGCCCCGGCTCGTCTCCTCTGCTGGCAAAGCTCGGCCCCGGCACGCCGTACTATTATGCCGAGCAGGAGGTTTATGCCTCGCGCTACTACGCCGGAAAGCAGGCCAACAGCAAGATCGTCAAGCTTGTCTGCGTCCCGCGCAGCATGGATGAGCCGCCGATCACTTCCGACCAGTATGTCAGCCTGACGGGCTACGAGGGCCGCCACATCTACAAGATCGATCAGGCGCAGTATGGATATGATGACAACGGTCTGCCGTGTACAACGCTGAGCCTGACCGAGCCGGAGGGAAAAAATGAGCTATTCGAGGATTGAGTCCATTTTGGACACTGCCGTCCCGGATGGCGTTAATGTCTATAAGGTCCAGGCAAGTCCGAGTGAGGAGCGCTATGTCGTCTGGACTCCGACCGGCACGCGGTCGGAGCGGGCAGAGGGCGCGCCGATCTGCACAGTCAAGCTTGGCGTCGTCACAGTGGCCACGCAGACGGAAAACGATCCGCTTCCGGCGCAGATCATTGCGGCGCTCATTGCCAGCCGTGTTGCGGTCGGGCAGGATGAGCAGAGTTTTGATGAGTCGACTATGACGTACTACACGGATATCCCATTTGAGGTGATCTGAAATGGCGGAGTTTGAAGCCGAAGTAAAGGCGCAGGACATCATCAGGGAACTCAAGGCAGACAGACTTTTCACTGATGAGAATCTGAAAACGATCCTGTCTGCCGGTGCGGATACGGTGCTGGCCAGTGTAAAATCTGCTTATGTTGCTGCCGGCCACAATCGCCGGACCGGAGAAACTTTTCGGCACATCGTCCGGCCCAATACGGTCAAGCGCGACAAGCAGGATATCCCGTATATGGTCGTCACGCTGCGCGGGAAGGATAAACGGCAGCAGCCGTATAACGTCAAGGGCTTTGTTCTCAATTACGGCCGCAAGGCGCATCGGGCGTGGAAGCGCAGGGGCGGCGCGATCAAGGCGGACTATTACTGGACGCAAGCGGTCAAGGCTGCGCGCGACGCCTCGAACGAGGCTATGCGCAAAGAAGCTTTGAAGATTTTGAACAAATAAGGAGGGGCTTATGCCTGCATATGATCTGCGGTACATTCAGGCCGCAAAATATACCAAGTCCGATTCTGACAACACTGTGACCTACAGTGATGTCACAAAGGTCGGCGACGCCATGACGGCAAACTTCGAGCTGCGCAACGCCGAAGGTCGCCTGTATGCCGAAAGTTCCCTTGCTGAGTATATGCGCAAGGCGACCGGCGGCACGATCTCGCTCGGCGTCAAATATATCACCGAGGCCGCACAGGTGCTGCTGTACAAGGCCGTCAAGACGACCAGATCCGTCAAGACAAAATCTATCAGCGTGATCCGGTACGGCAAGACATCCACCAGCCAGTACGTCGGTGTCTCGTTCTACGCGCCCGACATGATCGACGGCGTGGAGAAGTTTACCTGCATCTTTATCGGCCGCGCGCTCTTCGGCCCGCCCAGCCACACCTACCAGACCCTCGGCGAAAACATCACGTTCAACACGCCGGTGACGTCGGGTGAATTCCTTGTCGATGCACTTGACAATCTTGTCGAGATTGCCACCTGCGACTCCGAAGAGGATGCCAAAGCATACTGCGATGCTGTCCTCGGCAAGACTGCATAAGGAGGCCGGTCATGTACCTACAGCCGAAACCCCTGCCGTTTGAGTACGACGGGAAAATCTATCAGCTTTACGTCAACATGAACGTCCTGGCAGACCTGCAGGAACTGCACGGCGGTACGCTCGACCCGCTGCTGTCCCGGAAGCGGACCATGAAAAACATCTTTGAGACAGTGGCCGCCGCCATGAATGAGTACGCCTACGACCAGGGCTGGCCGGAGCGTTTCACGAGCCGCGATGTCGGCAAGATGATGACGGCCAAGCGCTTCGGTGAGATCGCAGACAGAATCATTGAAATGACCTTTCAGGCGATCTATGAACCGGACACGGAGCGTCCGGGCGAAGCTCAGCCGGCCGGGAACCAGTCGGAGGAATCCGACGAAAAAAAAGAACAGACCACGCAGCCGAACCCTACAGCATCCGATTCGCGTGGTACCTAAACATTTGGATCAACGTCCTGCACAACGATGAGGCTGTATTTTGGAGGACGATGACGCCGGCGCGGTGCATGGCAATCTATCGGGAATACTTTTCCCTTGCCACGCCGCGCCGGTCTGCATCTCAGGCAATGCCAGGCGGCAGATATGTCGATCTGGATCAGCCGTCCGGCTTGTCGTTGCACGACTATCTTGTATCAGGGGGGCTTTAAATGGCTGACGCCACCATTAGCACAAAAATCAAACTGGACGGCGAAGCCGAGTACAAACAGCGGGTCTCCGAGATCAATGCCGCGCTTGGAACGCTGGACAGCAAGATCAAACTGCTTAACACAACCTATTCCGAAAACGAAAACAGCATCAAGGGCCTGACGGAGATCAACGAGGTTCTGAACCAAAAGATCCTGACGCAGCGCGAGAAGGTCGAGCAGCTACAGGAGATGCTGCAGAAGTCTGCTAAGGCCTATGGTATATCCGACACAACGACCCAAAAATACCAGCAGCAGCTGAATAACGCCGAGGCCGCTCTTGTGAAAATGGAGCGTGCATTGGCTGATAATACATCTAAGCTGGAGGCGGCCGGCGGTGCTGCCGACAATTTTTCGGATGGACTGAAGGATCTAGCCGAGCGAACCGGAGAATTGGAACAAAGCCTGAACGGAGACAAGGAACAGAAATATAAAGAATCGGTCGACAGGGTCAGCGCCAGCATTGAGGTACTGGATGCGGAAATGCAGAAAGTCGCGGCAAAATACGCGGATGATGCTGAATCAGCGGCATTGGCTGCAGCAAAGACGGAGCTTCTGACACAAAAGATCAGTTTGCAGTATGACAAGATCGATCTTTTGAGTGCAGGCCTTGACGAAGCTGCGGAGAAATACGGATTCGGTTCTGTAGAAACAAGTAAATGGCAGAAAGCCCTTTATAATGCGGAAACAGAGCTTTACAAACTGAACGGCCAGCTGAAAAGCAACACCGAGCAGGTGGAGGACACCACCGATGCAACTGAGGAGGCCGAGCAGAGCATGGGCAACCTCGGAGACGTGGTGAACGGCCTGACGTCCAAGCTCGGCATCCAGCTGCCGGACAGCATGAAGCAGTCCATGAACGCCATGGGCAGCCTCGACGCCTCGTCGCTGGCGCTGGCGGGCGGCTTTGCCGCTGTTGCCGCGGCGATTGTCAAGGCTGAAAAGGCACTGATCTCTATGACGAAGGAAGCCGCCTCAAACGCCGACGATCTGCTGACGCTGGCCTCCGTGACCGGCACGACAACCGACTCCGTGCAGGAGCTCAACTACATGGCCGACCTCACGGACGTCTCCTTTGACCGCATCAAGGACAGCCTCAAAGAGACCACCAACAAAATGCAGGAGGCCGCGACCGGCACCGGCGACGCCTATGAGGCGTACAAGCAGCTGCGCGTCGAGATCACCAACGCCGACGGCAGCCTCCGCAGCGCGCAGGCCGTTTTTCTTGACACCATCGACGCGCTCGGCGACATGAAGAACCAGACCGAGCGGGACGCGCTGGCCATGGACCTCATGTCCGAGTCCGCGCAGGAGCTCAATCCGCTCATCGACCTCGGCGTTGAGAAAATGCGGGCTTACGCGCAGGAAGCGCATGATATGGGCTATGTCCTTGACAACGACGCGCTCAAATCCCTGCAGGGCGTCGACGACGCCTACGCCCGCCTACAGAACACGCAGGAAGGCGTCAAGAATCAGCTTTCCGCTGAGTTCGCCCCGTACCTGGAAGAATTCTACGGAGATGTCACCAACGGCATCAAGTATATCGGCGATGTACTGCAGCAGTCAGGGCTGGTCGACTCCTTCGGCATGCTGCTCGAGACGGCGGGCGAGATCATCAATCCGATGGATACCCTGTCCAATGACAAGGTCCCGGCTCTGACGAAGGCGCTGCGCCCGCTGTCGGAGGTCATGGCAGCCATTGCCGACGCCGGGGACTTCCTGTCCGGGCTGCTGACGCTCGATTTCAACAAGATGGGCACAGCGCTTGGCCTGAACTACAGCAAGGGCCAGATGTCGAACTTCCAGCGCCTGAACACCAAGTGGATGCAGCAGGACACCAACCGGACCACCGCCGCCAACGGCTACGGCAGCTACTTCGACACCGACACCGGCAAAGCCTACGGCAACATGGAGGCCTACGCCAACGCGCAGTATGAATCGCTCGTTCGCTCGGGTGACAGCTCCGTGCTCGGAAAGTCGCAGGATCTCTGGGTGCAGGAATATATCAAAAAGCTTCGCGGCAACGCCGCCGGCACGGACAACTGGTCTGGCGGCTGGACGCGGGTCAACGAGAACGGCCTCGAGCGGATCTATCTCCCCTCCGGCTCGCGCATCCAGACGGCCAGCGAAACGCGCTACACCTCCGGCGATACCTACAACACCACCGTCTACGTCGACCACGTCGAAGACCTCGACACCATCCTCCGCATCGCCAAAAACGCACGCATCACAACCAGAATGGGGGCGAAGTAAATGCCGACGTTTACAGTGCAGGCAAGCGGCTCGACAGCAGTCGCGAAGAACCACCCGAACACAAACTATTCGGATCTTACACAGTACAAATTCTTCGTAGAGCCGTTTACAGGAGACGCGGGAAACATTAAGCGAGGGGATAACGTATATATCAACTTCCCTGTGCCGGGCGACGCATACAAGTTCAAACGGGTAACAAAAGTAACGCTTGCATTTTATGCACAGCCAACAGCAGAAAGCGACGCTACATACAAGGGGATTTGGACATATGTAAATGCGTTGGCGAGTCAATTTGATGCGGATGCAATGACATATGCGACAAGGCCTGAGATATACCAGACCTTCACAGGGATCTCGGAGCAAGCAAACGGAAACTGGACGGCTCTGAATGAAATCATACAGCTAAATGCAGTTTTTGACCTGAAAAATTACAAATCAAAAAAAGAAGAACTGCAGCAAGGAATAAGAAATGGCTTTGTGGTCGCGCTTCGAGGAGGAGAATCAGGGACAAGCGAGGCGATCATATTCGGCGCAAAGTCAACACGGAAGCCATCGCTGGTGTGCGAGTATTCGGACGACACTGTAGGGATAACAGCGGATGGGTTTGCTCCGACAGCCGGCGCTTTTGTGAACAGATTTGAAAAAAATATGTTTACATGGCGCTGTGACGATGACACAGCCGACTCACAGGTCTGCTTCGCAGAGATAAAGCAAACCTCCGCAGTTTTCGAGTGGCGCGTAAAAAATGCGAGCACCTCAAAGACAATCAGCGTCTCCGGCGCGACGACCTCTTGCACGGTCCCGGCAAACACATTCCCGTCCGGGACGATCGAGTGGCGCGTAAAGGTGACGGCGAACAGCGGAACGACAACAACGTCTGCATGGCAGGAGATCACGACCACGGACGTCACCCCGACGGCCAAGCCTGTTTCCCCATCCGGCATCGTCATCGACGCGACAATCGTCAACCGCTTTTCGTGGCAGCACATCATTTCCACCGGCACGCCGCAGAGCAAGGCCGACCTGCAGTGGTCCGCCGACGGCACGACCTGGAACACGCTCGCGACCGTCACCGGCGAAAATCAGTACTACGACGTGCCCGCGAACACCTTTACGAGCGGGACGAAATACTGGCGCGTGCGAACCTACAACACCGACGGCACGGCCTCGGCGTGGAGCGAAAAGGCCGAGTTTATCGCCATCAACGCCCCATCGGCCCCGTCCATCGTCATCCAGTCCACCGGCCCGCGCCCGCGCATCACCTGGCAGACCTCTGAGCAGGAGGCCTATCAGTTGACGCTCTCGAGCGGCTACGCCTCCGGCACGGTCTACGGCACGGAAAAGACATGGCGCTCGCCGGTCTATCTCGCTGACGGCAGCTACACCGTCCGCGTCCGCGTGCAGAACAAGTACGGCATGTGGTCCGAGTGGAGCGCAGCCGCGCTCCCCGTTTCGCACACCGAGGGCGAGGCGATCACACTGTCGGTCGATGCGGCCCACGAGGCCGCGCTGACCTGGCAGACCGCAGGCAGCTATGATTTTTATCTGATCGAGCGGGACGGCGTGGCCATCGCCCGCACCGTCCAAAAGCAGTACATCGACCACACCAGCATCGGCAGCGTGACCTACCGCGTCCGCGGCTGCTACGACGAAAGCGACAACTACGGCGTGTCCAATTCCGACACCGCCGAGATCCTGCCCGAGACCAACATGATCTGCGACCTCGAGACCGGCGTATGGCTCGAGATGCGCCTGTCCGAAACGCAGCTGCGCACCAACCGCACCAGCTTCTCGGCCGGGGTCTCGACCGTCCATCTGGCGGGCCTTGCCTATCCCATCGAGGAGCGCAGCGAGCAGCGCGACCGCGCCCTGTCCGTCGCCTGCGCCTGGCCGCACGCGCAGCGGGCCGCCGCTATCGCGCTGGAAGCCCTTGTCGGCCGCCTCGTCTGCCTCAAAGACCGATACGGAAACATGGTCATCGGCTCGCTCCCGTCGCTCGAGAGCAACTGCGACGAGTTCATGCGCCGCTATTCCTTCACCATCTCGCACACGAACCGGGAGGAGGCGATCACCCTTGACCCGTGACGTCCGCTTCCGCGTAGACGTGCTCAGAAACGGCGCGCCCATCACCCACCTCCAATGGGACACCGGCAGCGCCCCGCAGATCATCGCCAGCCGCGACGCGACGATCCACACCAGCATCAAGGGCACCTTCCTCGTCAACGACGCGGTCGACTACCTCTCCGACGAGCTCCAGCCTGTCATGACCATCGACGGGCAGGAGACGCCCCTCGGTATCTATCAGGCCGCGACCCCGAGCATCAAGGGCGCGGCCGGTCAGAAGCGCGTCGAGGTCGAGGCCTACGACCGCTGCTGGCGCGTCTACAGCAACCGCACCGAGACCATCCTGCACCTGTCCGCCGGTGCGTCCTATCTCACCGAGATCCGCAAGCTGCTCACCGCCTGCGGCGTCGCGCTCGTCATTGCGACGCCGTCGGACGCGACGCTGCAGACCGACCGCGAGGACTGGGATGTCGGCACGAGCTACCTGACCATCGTCAACGACCTGCTGGCCGAGATCAACTACAACAGCCTCTGGTTCGACGCCTCTGGCGTCGCCCGTCTCGAGCCCTATCAGGAGCCGAGCGCGCAGAACATCGACTGGTCCTACGGCACGACGGACCTCTTCCTTCCGGACCGGCATCCGGGGCCGAACTTCTCAGATGAGGAAGACATATTCGACGCGCCGAACGTCTTTATCTGCGTCTGCTCCAACCCGGATCTGGAGAAGCCCATGGCCGCAACGGCCGTTAACGACAATCCGCAGTCGCGCAAGTCCACCTTCCGGCGGAACATGCGCATCGCCTCGCTCATCAAAGTCGACAACATCGCCTCGCAGGAGGAGCTGCAGGCCTACGCCGACCGCATGCGCAACGAGTCGCTCCTGTCCGCCCGGGCCATCACGTTTTATACCCTCAATGACCCCGGCCACGGCATCGGTGACGTCCTCGCGCTCACGCACGACGACATCGGCGGCATTTACCTAGAGACCGGCTGGCAGATGCAGCTGTCAGCCGGAAGCCTGATGACACACTCTGCAAAAAGGACGGTGATTGCGTAAATGGAAGGCGTAGACAGCCTGTACACCGAAGAACCCGAAGAGAAGCAGACCGAAGAACAGCAGCAGCCATTCCAGCTGGCCGTCATTGCGACGGTCGAGGAAGACGGCCTGACCCTCACGCCTGACGGCGCGGAGGAGCCGACCGAGAAGCATTTTAAATGCAACACCGGCATCAACTTCGCCGCCGGACAGCGCGTGGCCGTCCTAGAGCTGTCCGGCAGCAAGGTCGTCATGTTCCCGATCGGCAACCCCGGCGCGGACGCGCCGGCGAAGATCCCAACCGGCGGTACGGCCGGGCAGGTGCTCAAAAAATCGTCCGACAACGACTACGCGCTCACATGGGGCAGCATTACCGGCCTCCTGCCGACCGGAGGAACGAGCGGACAGATCCTCAAAAAGTCAGGAAATGCCGACTACGCCGTCGAATGGGGCGACATCAACGGTGCTCTGCCGCCCGGCGGAACGACGGGACAGGTGCTCAAAAAATCCAGCGCCACCGACTACGCCGTCACCTGGGGCAGCCCCGACGGCCTCCTGCCGACCGGCGGCACCGATGGTCAGGTCCTGCTCAAAAACGGCGCGAGCAACTACGCCGCCAAGTGGGGCAGCATCACCGGCGCGCTCCCGACCGGCGGAACATCCGGTCAGGTGCTGAAAAAATCCAGCGCCACCAACTACGCTTGCACGTGGGGCAACGTCGACGGCACGCTTCCGAGCGGCGGCACCGACGGCCAGGTGCTCCTGAAAAACGGATCGACGGCCTACGCCGCGAAGTGGGGCACGGTATCCGCCGCAGGACTCAAGAGCGGATACAATTCGCTGGAGCTGAAAACAAAAACCCTGACGCCGTCCTCGAACGGCTTTGAGATAGGGACATCGAGCTATCCCGTGACAGTCAGGGGAGACGAAATCGTGCTGTATTACAGTTCATACCGCTACTGCACCCTTGCGTGCAACTCATCCGGGAAGCTGACCGTCAACGGCACAGCCATCAACTAAGGAGGGCATCATGAAATTATACGACATCGCGCTCGCGGCAAAGCCACTGCAAAAGCTCATCGAACAGGACCTGCCGCTCCGGCAGGCCTATCAGCTCGCCATGCTGGCGACCAGGCTCAACCCAACACTCGAATTCTACGGAAACCAGCTCATGAGCGGGCGGCCGCAGGCGGAGCTGAACGAGCTGGACGCCGACGCGCTCCCCGAGCTGCCGCACATCACGCTTCCGCTCGACCTCGATATCCGGCTTTCCGCCGGGGATATCAAGTGCCTTGAGCCGTTTGTGACCTTCGAAGGAGCTGATAACGCATGATCACCATCCACTGCTCCCGCGCGTGCGCGCATCTGGCGTCGCCGCCGGAGCTTTTGACGGCGGGAATGAGCAAAGCCGTGACGGTGCAGTTCGTCTTCTCGCCCGAGTGGGACGGGCTGACGAAGACCGCCGTCTTCTCAAACGGCAAGACCACCGTCGACGTTCTGGCGGCGAACTGGGACGGGGATACCGTTCCCGTCCCGCACGAAGTTCTCGCCGTCCCGGGCCGCCACGCCCGCGTGGGCGTCTATGGCGCGGACGAAAGCGGCGTCGTCCTGCCGACCGTCTGGGTGAGCCTCGGCAAGGTCCAGCCCGGCGCGGATCCGTCCGGCGACGCCTCGGCCGACCCGGCCCTGCCTGTCTGGGCGCAGCTGCAGAAGCAGATCGGCGATCTGGACGACCTCAAGACCTACAACAAGGGCAACCTCGTCGACGCCATCAACGAGGCCCGCAACTCCGGCGGCGGCTCTGGTGGCGGGGGCATCCAGTCGGCACAGATCGACGCGATCCTCGTGATGACAAAATCAGAATATGACGCGCTGGACAAAAAGGACGCGCGGACACTGTATCTGTTGGAGGGGTAACATGCTGGCAGTTGGACTCAAACGCATTCTGGAGCTGTTCATCGGCTCCATGGGCATCAAATCCGCCCACCTGGGCACGAAAACCATCTACGAAAGACCGGGCGGATTTTTGTACATTGAACTCACAAGCGAAGAAAGGGGATAAATCCAGATGGCAAGTTTTTTTAATCTGACACTTGATACGCTGGCACCTGCCGGCCTATCGCTGATCCTGAACGACGGTGCACAGTACGCGACCAGCGCGACCGTCACGGCGAAGATCTCTGTCTCCGACGAGACAACGACGGGCTACCAGATGAAGATCTGGGGCACGAAGACGGCGGAGACCGAGGCGGAAGCGTCGTGGGAGACATTCGCCACGACAAAATCCATCACGCTGCCCGACGGCGACGGCCTCAAGACGATCTATGTCAAGATGCGCGACGACGTCGGCAACGAAACGGCCGCAGTCAGCGACACGATCACGCTCAACACGTCGATTCCTGCCGTGACCATCACCGGCCCCGACAAGAGCAGGATCTCGAAGGTCACGGGCTACGATGCAGCGGCGTTCTCCTTCGTCTGCGACGTGGACTTTGAGGAATACACCATTCGCGTCGTCCCGGCGACGAGCAGCCTGCACACGGCGGGCACGCAGATCCCGACGACGGGCGGCTCCACCAACGTCAGCGGCACGGAGGGAGGCTACAAGAAGAACACCGCCATCAACGTCACTGTCAAGGGCGCGGACCTCGAGGCAGCGTCTTCCGGCGACGGCACGAAGATCGTCAAGGTCTTCGTCAAGAACGCCGCCGGGACCTGGAGTGCCGCCTGATGGCCGCGCCGCAGCTGACATTCTCCATCACGGGCAACAAGATCTCGGCGGTCTCGGGGTTCGACTCGATCACCGTTTCCTTCTCGTCGGACATCGCCTACACGGCCTTCGAGTGCCGCGCGACGAAGTCCGGCGAGGATTGGGGCCGCGGGAAGGGCGCTTTGATCGCGTCCTTCTCCCAGACCCCGGCGGGCACGCAGCGCACCTTTGAGGTTTACGACGATTTTCTGCTTTCCGGTGATGGGGAATACCGCATTTCGTTGTTCGCGCAGGGCGCGGACGGCAGCTGGAACGACAACTACGGCTTTATCCCGCTTGGAGAGTCGCAGGCGCTGAAGACCGCGGACGGCGAGGATTTTCTGTGTATGAAGGAGTGATCGTATGGCTTACAACAGCCAGTTTACCGGCGCGCAGATCGACGAGGCTATCGCCGACGTGCGCAGCAACAAAGACGCGTGGAACGGAAAGCAAGATGTGATCCTCGCCTCCGGCGCTTCCGTCGGGGACCTGATCAAGGTCAAGGCGGTGGACGCCAGAGGGAAGCCGACGGCCTGGGCGGTGGCCGTGGCGGGCACGGACTATATGAAGACCGGCAACATCACCAAGCAGACGCTCGTAGCCTCGGAGACCACGCCGACCGAGAACTACGCCATCAACTGGCAGTATGAGTGAGGAGGCCCCATGGCGCACAAGACATTGATCTCCGGCACGGCCTATTCCGTGACGGGTGGCCGGGATCTGATCGGCGGCACAGGCTACGGATGCAAAGCCGGGAAGAACCTCATCGGCGGGACGGCGTTCACCGTACCGTTTTCGAAGGGCATTCCCCTGAACACCATCACCCCCGGCGCGATCCTGTACCTGAATGAATCCGGCAGCCCCGTGCCGTTTTATATTGCGAAGCACGACTACGAGAGCGGACTTAACGGCGCAGGGCGCACGCTGATTGTGCGCAAGGAATGCTACGAACGAATTGTGTTCTCCCAGTGGAGCACCTCCAACCTATTCCCAACATCCACTGTATCCGATTTCCTCGCGGATACATGGTTCGGGCTGTTGGACTCTGCCATTCAAGGCGCGGCAGGGCAAACAAAAATTTACTGCTACATCGATGAATATCAAACGAGGAGAGAATTAACGAAAAATGCGTTTATACTGTCCATAGGTGAGCTGAAGAGCGGAGGCGGAGATGGGACTCCATTGGACCAGACGGTGCGTAGCCTGCTTGCTGTCGCAAAACTAAATGGATCTAATATTCATCAATGGACCAGAACCCCAAAAGAATATTCAAGTACAGACGTGTACGTGTTGGATACCGCCGGGAATGTCACCGAACAGTACTGTGGAAACGGGAACGGCGTCCGCCCCGCCTTCACCCTTCCCGCCACCACCGCCGTCATTGCCAACCCCGACGGCACCTACACCCTTGCAGCATAAAGGAGGACCCACATGGGCACACACCACATTTTGAAAGACGGCACATCCTACGCCATCAAACACTTACAACAGCAAAACGGAAGGAACGTGGTATGCGGGTTTCAACGGAAACTGGACGCAAGAAGCGTTCCGGACAGTGACCGTTGACGAGCCACCAGCAGGAGCACTATTAGCATGGCTGCAGGCCAATGCCGTGCAGCAATAGACAGGAGGAACTTATGGACACCTGGTACATCACCATCGGAGGGCAGGAGATCGAGACGCGGCCGGCCGCCGGCCGCATGCGCGACGCCGACTGGGGCGGGCGCGAGAGCCGCGCCGTCACCATCGAAAAGAGCGCGGTTGCAGACCCGCTGGCGCTGTTCTGCGACGGCGCCGTCTGGGGCATGATCCACCGCTACACCACGGCCGTCCCTGTGCTGGACGCAGAGGGCAACGTCCAGATGAACGAGGACGGAACCGTCAAGTCGACGACCGAGACCGCCGAGGACCGCTACATGGACGACTACGCGGATTTCATCCTCGCCGGTCCCGTCACCGACAACCGCGACGGCACCATCACCGTCAAAATGGGCAAGCCCATGCCCCTAGAGCGGGCAGAGGCCGAAAAAGCCGCCGCCCAGCACACTGCCGCCACCCTCATGGGCATGCCCGTCTATACCGCCATCGGCGAGGAAAGGGCGAAGGACCTGCGCTACGCCATCGAGACGGCTGCTGCCTCTCTCGACGATAAGACCGCGTCCGAGGCCCCGGAGCTGTTCCCGCAGCTGACGGGGGACGGCAGTCTCGTCAAGTCCGGTACGCGCATATGCTGGCAGGGCGGCATCAAGCGCGCCGCCGTCGACCTCTGGGACACGGCAGAAAATACGCCGGACGCCGCCAAGAACCTCTGGGAGGATATCCAGTACAAGCAGGGCTACCGCCTCATCCCCGAGACCATCACCGCCGGCCTTGCCTTCTCCAAAGGCGAAAAAGGCTGGTGGAAGGACGAGCTCTACGAATCCCTGCTCGCCGCCAACGTCTGGACGCCCGCCGTTAACCCCGACGGCTGGAAGAAAATCACGTAAAGGAGAAAACGGAAATGGATTTGCAGGATCTGAACGTTGCCGTCGCGGAGATCCGCGGCAATGTCGACCGGAACACCGGCCGGATCAAGGATCTCGAGAAGAAGAACGACGCTGTGACCAAGCTGGCCGAGGCCGTCGCCGTCATGGCCGAGCACATGAAGACGCTCGACGACAAGATCGACGACATGCAGACGAGCGTCAACAACCTCACCGCCCGCCCGGGCAAGAACTGGGACGCGCTGGTCAAGATCGCCCTGACCGCGCTCGTCACCGGCGTCATCGGCTGGGTGCTGGGCAAAATTCTGTAACACACGCCGCGAGGCGCGAAATTTGAAAGGAGAAAAATACATATGAACGCAAAATGGTGGAAAGCCGCGGGGATCCGCGCGATCAAGACCGTCGCCCAGACGGCGGTAGCGACCATCGGCACGTCGGCAGTCATCTCGGAAGTGAATTGGCTCGTCGTCGCCTCGGCCTCGGCGCTGGCGGGCATCCTGTCCCTGCTGACGTCCGTCGCGGGCCTGCCGGAGGTCAAGGAAGAATGAAGACTATGCCGCCGCAGATCGTAGACAATTTCACAAGCGTCAACATCTACCGGGGCGGCAATAAGCCGCAGTATCTGGTCATCCACTTCTTCGGGGGCCTCTCCAGCGCCTATGGCGCGTCGGAGTGGTTCAAGGCCCCGGAGGCGCAGGCGTCCGCGCACTACTGCGTGGATGAGAAGGACGTCATCTACCACTGCGTGCCGGATACCGACATGGCGTGGCACTGCGGGGCCGTGGGCGGCCTGCACTACCGGCATCCGAAGTGCCGCAACTGCAACTCCATCGGCATTGAGCTGCGCCCGCAGAAGCTAGACAGCAGCCGCCTGAACGCGAACGACAAGGACTGGTACTTCGACCGCCGCGTCATCGAAAACGCCGTATGGATCACCGCAAAGCTCATGCGGCAGTACAACATCCCGCTGGAGAACGTCATCCGCCACTATGACGTCACCGGAAAGATCTGCCCGGCCCCGTTTGTCGGACCGGCGCATAACATCTACTACGGCACCTCCGGCGACCTCCAGTGGCAGGAATTCAAGGCAAGACTGCAGGAGGAAACAGCCATGAGATACGAAAAGCTGCGGGACGTCGACAACCAGACGTACCGCCAGACGCTGGACAAGCTGGTCAGCAAGGGCCTGCTTAAAGGAAAGGGCGGCACGGGCGAAGACCTGACGCTCGATCTGAGCGAGGACAACGTCCGCATGCTCGTCATTCTGGACCGCACCGGCGTCTTCGACCGCTGACCCGCCGGGCGGCGGGCACGAAGGGAGCGATGGACAAATCACTGCGCGCTTGGCCCTGCCGAAGGGGCTGGAACATCTGACGCGCAGGGACTGGGAGCACGTCGCTGACGAGGGGATCTGTGACCTGATCGACCGCCAGATCATCAGGCTTTATATCGTGGGCAGGCTCCCGCAGATGGACGCCGCCGCCGAGATCGGCGTCGACCGCAAAACCATCTCCCGCCGTCTGCCGCACATCTACAATATCGCCCGCCGTCTGGTAGGGAAAACGGACAAAGAGAAAGCGCCATGAGCAACGGCTCATGGCGCTTTTTCTATGCCCGCATGTCCCACAAATGGTACGCAAATGGTACACAAATGTCCCCCAGCGGGGACGGGGAAACGCTAGAATGGTAGCAGAAAGGGGCGATACCGCATGGCGTACAACCCGTACACGGGCCGCTGGGAGATGGACGGCGCGCAGCAGATCCAGCTGCAGCCCATGCCGCGGCCGCAGGGCCCGCAGCTGCCGCCGCAGCCGCCGAAGCTCGGCGTGCTGACCGTGGCCAGCGAGGCCAGCATCAACAACCTGCAGATGCAGCCGAACGACAACGCGCTCGCGCTGCACGAGACCGAGAACCTGCTGTACTACATCCGCACGGACAGCATGGCGGCCAAGACCATCGCGCGGTTTCGGATCTTCCCGGAGCCGACAGAAGAGGAAAAGGCGGCAAACCAGCTGCAGGAGCAGCTGAAACAGATCACGGCCGGCCTGCAGAGCATGGCCGGGAAAATCGAAGAACTGGAGGGAAAGCTCAATGCAAAATCCGATTATGGCCCTGATGGGCGGAAACGGCGGGGGAAACAAGCTGCTGAACGGTCTGCTGCAGACAGCGAAGACGACGCTGCAGGGGCAGAGCCCGCAGATGGTGCTTAGCTTCCTGGCCTCGCAGCCAGGCTTTGAGGCGTGGTTCGAGGCAAACAAAAACAAGACGGTCGGCGAGCTCGTCGGCCAGATCGGCAAGTGATACCGCGCGAAAGCGCCTATCAAATTTCATTCCACCCAGAAAGGAGGGAAAACCATGGATAAGGATTATGGCTTCGGCGGATGGGGCATTGTCATCCTGATCGCGCTGTTCTTCCTGCTCTTCGCGGGCAGAGGCTTCGGCGGCAGCGGCGAGAGTGCCCCGGCGACGCAGGCCGACGTACAGCGTGCAACGGACTTTGCGGCTCTGGAGCGCCAGAACAACGAGGGCGTGGCCGCAACGCGTCAGGGCGCGTACGACGTCACAAGCGCCGTCAAGGACAACGCCTACAACATCCTCGGCGAGCTGCGCGATTTGCAGTCCGTCACGGAGAGCGGCATCTCTGTGCAGCAGAAGTGCTGCTGCGACATTCTCCGCGCGATCGACGGCGTCAACTACAACTCCAGCATCAACGCGTGCGAGATCAAGACGGCCATCCACGCCGAGGGCGAGGCGACCCGGACGCTCCTGCAGCAGCAGGAGAACCAGCGCCTGCGCGACGAACTCGCACAGAGCCGCGCCGCGAACAACGACTATATGCAGTCGCAGTACATCCTCGGCCAGCTGGGCAGGTACTACCAGAACCCGCCCTGCAATCCGTGCGGCTGCGGCGGCTGACGCGGACCCATCCTGATATAGCTATCCGGGGCATAATGCCCCTTCACATAAGCCCAAACGGAAGGAGTAATGAAAATGGCTTGTAATAACGGCAATGGAAATCGGGCGTATCAAAAATCCTGCGTCCGATATTTTAATAACGCGCCCCAACTGCTCGCGGCAGACAGCGAAAACGTGCTGACGCTGGCCGGGGCAAAGGTCGTCAATTCCGGTTCGTCCATCCAGGTCGAGCCGCAGAGCTACGACACGGTCAAGATCGGTCTGTATCATCTGGCCGCAGATGCGGTCATCGCGGCGACGGCCGCGGGCGTCCTGACCCTGCAGTGGTACATGGACGGCGTCGCGCTGCCCTGCACGCTCAAGCGCGTCACGCTGCCGGCATCCGGCAATGCGGAGATCCACACGGAGACGGATCTGGAGCTGTCCGGGTGCTGCTGCTGCGTCAATCATACATTCACGCTCGTGGCGACGACCGACAGCACGGCCGCAGGCTCCGTGATCGAGCTTTGCACGGGGCTGCTCAAGCTCGCATGAGGTGCTATCATGCAGGCGTATAAAGACAAACTCCACGCCGCGCTGCGGGAGATCGCGGAGTGCCCGGTGTCCATGCGTACGGTCGAGCAGGCCGCAGCAGTCACAGATCTGCTGTGCCGGCTGGATAAGCTCGAGGACCACGACGAGCCGGAGACGGTCGAGTTTGACCGCGCGACCGCCATGCAGTGGGCGGCAGCCATGCGCAACGCCGACGGCACGACCGGCCCGCACTGGACGATGGAACAGACGACGGCCGTGGCCGAGAGCATGGGCATTCAGGCGCCTGTGGTCCCGCGCTGGGCGTGGGGCGTAACCATGAACATGATGTACTCGGATTACTACCCCGTCGCCGTAGAATTCGGACTCAACCGCCCGGAGTTCTACGCCGCGCTGGCAAAGGCGTTTTTGATCGATAAAGACGGCCCCGGCCCGGAGCGGAAGCTGATGGAGTATTACGAGCATATCGCAAAGCGCAGTGTCCAATCCTGACACGAATGCTAATGATATCGCTAACAAAAGAAAAATATGCTTTTATTTCAGTGCGTTTGCGTCATAAATGGCGCGTTCAAGTCCCGCCTCGCGCACCAAACAAAGAAGAACCCGTAGTTGTATAAACTACGGGTTTTTCTTTGCTTCTTAGTACTTTCCGTAGATTTTATCAGATAATGTCAAGATTGGTTTGAGAACATTTTATCGCGAAAAATAAGACCTTATTAAAAACTATAAATCTTTTCGCTAATACAGTTGCTAACGGGCTAAATCCTCCTGTGCAGTCTCTTCCTCGCGGAACAGGCTGCGCATTTTCTTTAAGTCATCAGTCTCATCTGCCTCTGCAATGTGCATGTAGATCTTGTGCATCGTCTGCTGGTCAGACCATCCACCCCATTTCATGCACTGCAGCTCGCTGATGCCTGCATGGTGGCAGAGAGACGCGAAGGAATGCCGCAGGCCATGGATCGTGACATCTGTCACACCGGCCTCCACGCAGTCCATATGCAGGTGCTCTAAAAAGTAGGAGGACTTTACTTTGACTGCAGTTTCGCCGGCCAGGCCTTCGGACAGCTCGACAAGTCGGTCAACCATGATCGGGACATTGCGCTGGCTCCCCTCGTTTTTGTTTTCGGCCTTGTGGACCCAGCCATCTGGCCCGCGAACGACTGCGCCGGAAACGTGGATCATTCTGGTTCGCAGGTCGATATCCTGCGGCCGTATGGCGAACATTTCAGACAGTCGGAGCGAGTGCAGCCCAAGCAGGACAGCAAGCTCTTCAGGGCGGCCTTTGACCACTTTGAGCAGCGGCAGGATCTCGTTGTAGCGCAGGAAGGGGATCGGCTTCTTGATAATCTGCGGGATCACGACGTCCTCCGGCACGGCGAGCTTTGCACGCCGCAGCGAAGCAGTCACCAGGCCCCAGGCATTTTTGAGCGTCTTGGCGCTGACGAGCTGCGCTTCCTCGTCGACGACGGCCTGCCAGTCCTTGATCTGCTGCGGCCGCTTGTCCATGATCGAGGAGAAGCGATTTTTGCGGTAGGTCTTGTATCCGCGCAAAGTGGCAGGGGAGGTCTTTACCGGGCGGCTCTTGATGTATGCGTCCACGAGCTGGCCGACGGTCATTTCAGACTTCGATACAAGCTTCCGGCCGGCCAGATGGGCGGCCTTGATCTCCATGGCGGCCTGCGTACACTCGCGCGCCGAAGGCCTTGTGATGGAGATGCTTTCACCGCCGAGGCGCATCTGAATAAAGTAGCTGCCGGATTTCAGCCGGCGAGGCTTTGGCGTTTTCAAATGGGCCACACCTCCATATGCGACGTAAAGGCTGCTCGGATCCAGCCGACGTTCGGGTTGCAGAGGTCAACCAGCAGGGCCAGCAGCGCGATCAGCACGATGGCTGCCAACACCCAATTCTGCACATTTTTGCGCTTGAGTTCTTTTTCATAGATCTTATTCAGATTCTCTGCGTTCGCCAGCTGGAGCCGCAGGTTTTCGACCTCGGCTGTATCGTCCTCAGCTGGGGACTCCACACCAAAATGCTCATCCATCGATACGCCGAGCGCCGCGCAGATCGGCCCGACCGTATCGACGGACGGGCTTTTTGTTTCACCGCGCAAAAACTGCCCGACAGTATTGATGGACAGCCCGGATTCGTCCGCGATATCCTGATTCGTCTTTCGCGGCTGCATTGTTGCCTTGGCCTCCCGGCACGTTTCCCACAAATTTTCCGACAAAAACCATCCCTCCGTATGTAAAAGCTACGCTTATGGTAGCGGATTTCTGAGTAAAACCCATCCTGAGTGCTTTACAAAACCATCCTATATTTGACATGATTTAAGTACAGACGGCTCCCAGTCGCCTGCGCAGATAAAAAGCCCGCGCCGGTGTTCGGCAACCGGCACGGGCAACCCCAAACAAAAGGTCAGCTAACCAAGCCGGGGAACAAATTCACAACGATATAAAAGATAATGCAGAGAACAGCGACACCAATTAAAATATTGCGGCGAGTCCGGCGTCCGCTCTTCCGAATTTCCTGGCACCGCTCTGCTTCCTCCGGCGTAGGTGCTTGCGATTTGGATGCCGTGGCGGCAAGAGCGCCGAAGGCGATTGCGGTCCACAGAGAGCTTTGCAGCTTGCGCTTTCGGCCCTGCTTCGTGGTTGGGATGCCGGTTGCACGTGCAATCTTTTGCTTTGCAGATGTGATGCCCAGTGCTCGGTTCCAACTGAAACCAGGGATGATGGATTTCCGTTTAGCCATAACAGCCTCCTACGGATTGCAATCCTTACACGGCGTATAGCGGGCGGCGGCTTCAGCGCGGGGGCCGGTGAATGTGGTGCGGTTGGCGCTGCTCATCTGATCGATGTGGTAGCAGCCTGCGCGATGGAAGACGCCGGTTGACGTATTGACGATAAACGTATCAGATGCGCCGGAGATCTCCGGGACATCCGCGGGGAGCGTGCCGGGGATAAAGGAGACGAAGTTGCCGATGATCGGTTCCAGCGGCTCGGTATCGAGCGGATCGCCGCCGATGCTGCCATAATATGCAGCTGCGGCCTCGGACTGCTCGGCCTCGGTGTATTCTCCGCTGCCGGAAAACGCGGGATCCGGAGCAGGGAGAACGGCCGCGTCGGCGGCTGCCTGCAGCTCTGCGGGCGAGGCTTTGTAGGAGCGGACAGAGGAGATCGTGTCCGCCAGATTCAGCAGGCCGATCCAGCCGGCAACGGCAAGCGCGCAGCATACGACGACCATCAGCGCCCTGCGCCAGACGCGGTTCATGTCAACCCCTCCATTTTATCGAGCAATTTTTTGTTAATTTCTTCTCTTGCGTAATTCGAACGAGTGTTCTAAAATAAAAGCATCCTCACCGGAAGAAAGGACGGACAGCCATGGAAGACCTGCTTGAGCGCTTACATAAACTATCCGACGAAAATCTTGACCGGCTCATTGCTTACCTTGCTGCTCTAAATACTCCAGATACCGCAGAGCCTCAGTCTGCCTGTCTTCCGGAAGCGAACGAATAATATCATACGCCTTTTGGGCCTTGTCAGCGTGAAGCTCGGCAGGGCCCCTTTTTATTTGCACATCCAGCAACTCGTCTGCCGACACATTCAGGATCGACGCCAACTGCATGATTGCATCCGGGCCAGGGGTAGCGTCTCCACGCTCCCACTTTCCTACAGCTTGTGCCGAGACGAATAGTTTTTCAGCGATTTCTCGCTGGCTGAAACCGGCTTTTTTTCGCGCTGCGCGAAGGTTATCACAAAACATAAGCATCACCTATAAAAATATTACAACTAATAGTTGTAGCGTGCAATAAAAAACCTCTTGACAGCAACTAAAAGTAGCGCTATAATGCAAATACAACCTAAGGTTGCGAATGGAGGTGAGCACAACGAGAGGTTTAAGGCGTAGACGTGTGAGTGCGGGCCTGTCGCAAAACGAACTTGCTGCACGCGTGGGTGTAAGTTATCAGGCCGTGGGCAAGTGGGAGCGTGGAGACGGATATCCGGCGGCCGCATTGCTTCCGCTGCTGGCCAATGCTTTGAGCTGCACGATCGACGATTTGTACAGAGAGGAGGACACACCAGATGGGCAAGGACAACAAGAGCAAGCTGCATGTTGAGATCGGCATTGATGGCATTTCCAACAGCATTGCTCATGTGCAGGGCAGCTACTTGGACTTGCTAATCGCAGCGACTTATATCATCAATGTCATTTACCGCGCGGTTTGCGAGGGCGGCCACGGCGAGAAATTCAAGCGCGACATTTGCAAGTACTTGAATGATGGCGACAGCGTGGTTTGGCGCTCAGGAGGGCAAGCGCATGGCGAAGGCTAAAGTCGACCGGAACACTGACTATCTGCTCCGGATGCGGATCCGCGGCGAGATGGCCGCGCAGCATGTATCGATCGAGCAGGCCTGTACCTACGCGATGGTCAGCCAGGCGACGCTGTACCGGCTGATGGATTCGCCGACACGGTACATGGATAGGACGCTGCGGCTTTTGCGGTGTTTGACGGTGCCAATCGAGGATGTGCGTGAGGCAATCGCATATCCATGGTGACATGGTATCAAGTTTGACCGGCATGGGCAAGGCCGAGGCGGCCCCGGTGCCGGGTGTATGGCGGCGGAAATGCTGCCGATGGAGGTATGGATGCAGCAGAATATTTACCGGGCGGCGCGGATATCCCGCGGATTGACGCAGGAAGCCGCCGCAGCAAAGATCCCGATCAATGTGCGCAGTTTGCGCGAGTATGAATCCGGCGAGCGTGTGCCCAATTCTGACACTGTCGTTCGTATGTCGGAGATCTACGACGCGCAGTATCTGTGTTACCAGCACCTGCGGCAGACCAGTGAGATTGCGCAGCGTCTGATCCCGGACGCCGGAGATCTGGCTTTGCCGGAAGCAGTCTTGCAGCTGCTGGACGCGGTCTATGCGTTCGCGGACAACAAGACGGACCGGCGTCTGATCGCCATTGCCAGAGACGGCGTGATCGACGAGCAGGAGCGGCCGGAGTATGACCGGATCGTGGAGGATCTGCAGGACATCATCAAGTACGCAATGGCTGTAACATACCGCCAGCGATAGGCGTTCCGTCCTATCTCGCAGGAAGGAGGTATGGACATGTTCCGAGCATTCAACAATGCGCTGATCCTGGGCGGGCTTGCGTTCATCGCGGTCGTGCTCCCGGTTTTGGCCAACTACAGTATGATCTGAGGTATTTTTATGGTTCCCAATAAATTCGACGGTTATGACATCCTGCTGCAGTCCAAGGTGTCACCGGGCCGGTATATCGTCCTGGGTACGCGCAGCAAGATCGACCACGCGACGTTCATCTACGACGAGCAGACGGAGCAGTTTACAAAGGGCTGCTATTTTGGCTCCATCAAGCGAGCCTGCAACAACTATACGATCCGGAAGGACGGGGAGACACGTGCCTATCAGAATAAGCTCCAGAAAGCAAAAAAATGACCGCACAGCTGCTGGAACAGCTGCACGGTCACTGTCGTCCGAAACGAACAACATGAAAGCATCTATATCTTACCATGACTTCCCCGAAAATGCAAGGGGCGGAGGTGATGATTTTGGCAGAAAAACAGGTGCGGGCGTACTGGGCGAATATCCCGGCCCCGGTCCTCTATGACGACGCGCTGAGCGCGAACGCGAAGCTGCTCTATGGCGAGATTACGACGCTCATGCACTTCGTCGGCAAGGAGGGCTACTGCGATGCCAGCAACCAGGAGCTGGCCGAGGGGCATAAGTGGAACGCGAAGTCTGTCAGCCGGCTGGTAGCTGCGCTGGCGGACGCCGGATACATCGTGATCCAGCTGTCGAACGACCCCAAAACGGGGGCCACGATGCGGCGGATCTATCAGACTTTGCCGGCACCCCCCTCCGCAGAATTGCGGAGACCCCCCTCCACCGAAAAGTCCACCCCCCCTCCGCAAAAAAGTGGAGGTATATATAATGATTTAGATAATATACAAGATAAACCCCCTAAAGCCCCCCAAGGGGGGCAGCGCCCTAAAAAGCGCAAAACAGAGCCGAAGGCGACCGCCGACTGGAAGCCGGAACGTTTTGAGGGCTTCTGGAAGTTCTATCCCCGCGGAGAGGGGAGACAGGCCGCAATCCGGGCCTGGGATAAGCTCCAGCCGGACGACAAGCTGATCGACCACATTGCCGTCTGTCTCAAGCGGCAGATGATGTCTGAGGAGTGGCGGCAGGGCATTGGTATCCCGCATGCCTCGACGTATCTCAACCAGCAGCGCTGGACGGATGAGGAACGGCAGCCGGTCCCGCCTGCACCCTCGCACGTGGTCAGCACGGAGGGTACGCGATGGCTGTAGACAGATCTGCGCTGGATCAGCAAAACCTGCTGGACGCGCAGGCGTCCGTCCTCGGCTCCATGCTGATCGACAGCCGCTGCGTCGGCGCTGTGCTGGCCGAAGTCCGGCCGGACTACATCACGCAGCCGACATACCGCATGATCTTCGACGCGATCGCGCACCTGTACAGCGAAAGCCGGAAGATCGACGCAGTCACGGTGCTGGCCGAGGTCACGGGCGGCGGGCAGAACCCGACCATGTATGATCTCGTGGCCAGGCTGATGCAGGTCACGCCGACGGCAGCCAATGTGGGCGAGTATGTGCGGATCCTGAAGCAGCGGGCACGGCTCATGAGCCTGAAGGATCTCGCGTCCGAGATCCTCGGCGCGGAATCTGAGGATGATATCGCGCAGCTGCTTGACCGGGCCAACGCGATCATGGTCAGCCGCCCCGGCGTCCGGACGGCGACGATGGCCGAAGCGTATCAGGAATTCTTCGCCCGGCACGATCCGGACGTCAAAAAGGAGTATCTGCGCTGGGGCATCCAGGAGCTGGACGACGCGATCTATGCAGGGCCGGGCGATATGGTCGTCATTGGCGGCTATCCCTCGGACGGCAAGACCACCTTTGCCCTCAGTACGGCCTTTCGCATGGCCGGGAAAAAGAAAGTCGGCTTTTTCAGCTACGAGACCGACAAAGACAAGCTTTATGACCGCATAGTTGCGTCCGTCGCGCAGATCGGGCTGGCAAAGCTCAAGCTGAACGCGCTCAACGCAAACGACTGGGACACGATGGCGGCCATTGGAAAGCAGCTCGCCGAGCCGAAGCTCCAACTGATCGAGGCCAGCGGCATGACCGTGCAGGACATTCGCAGTTGGGCGCTGTCGCGGCATTTTGACCTGATCGTGGTCGACTACCTGCAGAAGATCAAGCCGGTCCGGTCGACGCGCTACGCCAGCGACTACGAAAACGTCTCGCAGATCTCCAGCGACCTGCAGCAACTCGGTAGGCAGACGGGCATCCCCATCATCGCGCTTTCGCAGCTGTCGCGGCCGGAACGCAACAAGAGCGGCAAGATCCCGCCGCCGACGCTCTCGTCGCTGCGCTCATCCGGCCAGATCGAGCAGGACGCGGATGTGGTCATGCTCCTGTACCGCGAAGACCAGGACTCGCCAAACAGCCGCCGCCTGCTGCGCGTGGCAAAAAACAAGGAAGGCGAGAGCAATATCGGGGTCAAGCTGGACTTTGACGGCCAAACGCAGACTTTCCGCCGCAGCTCCAGTCAGCCGCAGCATGGATCCCTGCCGCAGCCGCAGAGACCGCGATACCAGCAGGCGTCGATGAAGCCGGGCGAGTTCGGGCCTATCGATATCCCAGACTCTGAGATCCCATTTTGAAAAAACGGAGGACAACATGAAAGCAATTTGTATCATGAATTTGAAGGGCGGTGTCGGAAAGACGATCACCGCCGCAAATATGGCCGCGATCCTCGCGCGAGACCACGGCAAAAAGGTGCTGTTGGTCGACTGCGACAGCCAGTGCAATCTGACGTGGTTCGTTGGCGCGGAGGAGGGCTGCGGCACGCTGACGGAACTGCTGACCAATCCGACAGGCTATGTGTACGACTACATATCCTGGACGGGCATGTCCGCGGACGTCGACGTCATCCCGGCAGATGCGTCTTTGATGGCGCTCGATGCGTCGCAGCTGCTGGCCGCATCCGGCGAGGAGCGGATCCACGCGCGGTCGCTGCCCGATCTGGTTGACGTGTTGCGCGAGGATCAGGCGTATGATTTTGTGATCTTCGACTGCCCGCCGGCATTCAACGCGGCCGCGGCCTGCGCGCTCCGCGCAGCGGATGAGGTCATCATCCCAATCAAGCTGGACGCCTTCGCGCTGCTCGGCATGGACAACCTGCTCGCGCAGATCAAAAACATGCAGCGCATCAACCCCAAGCTTCGGCTGGCCGGTGCGCTCATCACCATGCGGACACGGGCAGACGGCGTTGACGCAGCTGAGCAGCAGCTGCGCAGTGTGCAGGGCCTGCCGGTGTTCCAGCGTGTGATCCGACGCAGCGGCAAGGTCGACGGCTCAACCTTCGACCGGTCGCCGATCACAGTCTTCTCGCCCAAGTCCGCGACCGGCATTGATTACCGCCGCTTCGTCCGCGAGTATCTGACGCAGGAGGGCTTGATCGATGGCTAAGGGATTTGATATCACCTCGCTGTTCGGGGACGCCGCAGCCGTGTCCAAATCGGACACCGACCGCACGGTCACGATGATTGACATCGACAAGCTGCAGGCCAACGAGAAGAACTTTTACAAGGTCAGCAAAAAGGACCTGGACGACCTCAAGAGCAGCATTGAGATATCCGGTATTCTCGACCCGCCGAGCGTCTGCAAGGCAGACGGCGATAAATACCGCATTATTTCCGGACACCGCCGCTGCGAAGCCGTGCGGCAGCTGGTCAAGGAGGGGCACACGGAGCTGCGCATGGTGCCCTGTTTCATCCGCAGTCCGCAGAGCGCGGAAATGGAGGAGCTGGAGCTGATCTGGGCGAACGCCACGTCGCGCGTCCTGTCCTCGCCGGAGCTGGCCCAGCAGGCCGCCCGCGTGGAGGAGCTTTTATATCAGCTCAAGGAGCAGGGCGTTGACTTTCCCGGCCGGATGCGCGATCACGTCGCGCAGGCCTGCAAGATCAGCCGGACAAAACTGGCAAACCTGCACGCTATCGAGACCAACCTCCGCGAGCCACTGCTCGGCATGTGGCGCAAGGGGACGCTCAACGATGCGCAGGCTCTGGAGCTGAGCCGGCTTGACGCCGGGCTGCAGAATCGGCTTGCGGGCCTGTTCCCGCGCATGAGCAAGGACGACCTTCCGGCATCCGTAGTCATACCAAAGCTTGGAGAGTGCGCCAAAATGGGCGCAAAGTGGCAGGCTTGTTCCGGTATGTGCCCGGCTGGTGATGGTCTTACCTGTCCGACCGCTCGCGGAGACGCATTCTTGCGGCATGATTTGGGCAATTACTACGATATGTGCCAAGGCTCAAAATGCTGCTGGACCTGCCGCAATGGTCGAACGGCTGGCGGATACAACGCCTGCGACAGTATGTGCAGCCGTGCGAAAGCGGCCCGCACTGCCGCTAACCAGCAGAGAAAAGACAAGGAAGAAGCAGCAGCCAAAAAGGCCGCGGATAAGGTCAAACAGGCGTTTATTGCGGAGGCGAAGCGCTGGCTTGCTGCCGCCGATGCCGCCGGGCTGTCGGACAAAACGAAAATCGATATCTCATCCTATTCTTCGGTGTCGGTCAAGGAACTGCGCAGCTGGGCGGCAGGGAGAGATCTTGACCATCGCGGTTTTTACCGCAACGATCTGGAACCCCGCTTTGTCGACGTGTCCAAGGTATCCAAGCAGCTGCAGTGCTCCGCGGATTATATCTGCGGCACTATCGATCAGCCGTGGCCAATCGTCCCGCTGTCGGAAACGTTGGAATCTAATCAGCCGCCGAAGTGGAGCACCGGGACACCGCCTGCATCCGGCTATTACTTCTGCAAATTCGACTGCGCTGGCGTGACACTCCGCAATGATGCTACCTATAACGCTGCTTCTGATACATGGTGCTTCCCGCGTGGCACCACGAAAATTGATGCAGTCTGCACAGCATGGGTGCGGCTGCCGGGGGAGGACGACGCATGATAAAGGACCGAAATGACATGGTCGATCTTATGGTCGAGCTGCTGGAAACAGAAATCTCCGAACCAGATTATATCCCGATTGCCCGCGGGCGGGAAATTATCAACGAGATCGCCGACTATGCGGAGGGCACAGATATCTTCGCGGCGAGAGGATCCCTTGGCGATGAGCTGCAGAGGTGGCATTACCCGGAATTGTTTGCACATATGCTGGATCGGTGCGAGAGTGCGCCGACGATGTTCCACATGAGCGCAAGCATTATCCTGCTTATGCCGTTCGTGCAGCGAAAACTGTTGGAACTGGAGGTTACTACATGACGACGAATGAGGTTTTGCGTGCGCTGGACGCACTCGCAGTCGAGACCGGCAGCCTTGCCTGTCTGGGCTGTGGCCGCGAGCATAACTGCGGCGCTCATGGCTGCGCGATCATTCGCGCAGCGGGACTAACAATCAGAGAGTTGATCGCCGAAAAAGGACAGCTCAAGCGACGGATCCGGTTTCTCTATGCGATGTCGGTTCCGGGTACGCTGCCGGAAGAACCGGAAAAGAGGGATGATCCATGAGTGAGGAGCTTATCAGCCGTAGCGCGGCGCTGACAGCAATCTTTGCATGCATTTGCAGGCACCCGCTAGACGCAAGCATCCGTCCAGCATACGAAGAAGCGGTGGAGGCGATTGGGCGTTTGCCTGCTGCCGATGTTATGCCGGTGGTGCGCTGCGCAACCTGCGAATACGTGAGGCCAAGTATTAACGCCCATACCGGAGAGTAGGTCGGGATCTGGTGCAGCCTGCATGATATCCTCAACGTGAGTCCGACCGACTACTGTAGCCGGGGCGAAAAGAAAGGAGTAGATGGATGACACGTAAACGGTTTATCAAGCTATGTATGGGACGGCTACATTTGTCACGCAATCAGGCGGCGGCAGCCGCAGAATCCAGAGGGCTTACGTATCATATGCTGCGAATGGCCATATCGATGCAAGAGTGTGCGCAGGCCTTTGCTCGAATGTCATGCTTGGTGGCGCATGTGGATTCCGGCACGGAAATTCGCTACCGGCACGTCAAAAGTGTCCGCGACGGAGTGATTGAGTACGATGAGTGACACTGACAAGCGCGTCGTGATCCGCATCAAGCGGCACATTCCCATCTACCCGCATCTGGCTCCCGCTGTCGGTGAGACCGTTGTGGCGGACAGGCTGAATGACTCGTACAGCAACAGATACTTTTATGTCCTCTGGCGTGCCGGTAAGCGCGTGATCATCCGGCCGGACGAATGCGTGGAAATCACGCCAGAGGAAGCCTGGCCGCAGATGTCGACTTCCGGCCGCTGGGCAAGAATGCACCGGGAGAGATCCCGGGAGTCCGCACTCCGAAGCTATTACAGGAGGAAAGGAAAGAAATGAGGCGTCGGTACATCAAGCGGCTCATGGCGCTCGGCATCCAGCGCAATGAGGCCGCAGAACTGTGGATGCGATATGGCCGGCAGCTCTGGCCGCCGAGGCTGGCGCTGCCGGGACGATAAAGGAGGAGCAGCATGATTATTGAGATTCTGACACTGGCTGCACTGATCGAGTGGATCGTCATTGGTGTGCTTGTTGTCAAAAGCATTTGCGGCGCGTGCAAAAAGATCTGCGTCGTAGGGGACACGATGTTGGGAGAGATGCAACCCGGAGGTGTGGACGGTGGCTGATTTCATGACGCGCATGGATGAGGTCAGGCGCAACGGCATGGCAAATGCGTTTGACGCCGGTGTACAGAAGGGTGCGGATCTGATTCTGTGTGCGCTGGCGCTCGAGTTCGGCTTCGGCCCCGAGCGAATGCGGCGGCTTGCGGCCAAGGTCGCAGAACTTGATAATGCGCATCGGGCCGCATGGAACGGCAGCGACGAGGCGGACTTCCACAAGGAGCGGATCGACTCTGTACTCCGGATCGCCTGCGGCGACGCCTTTGTCCCGTTCGACCTTCGAAACGAGTTCATTCTGCCGACGCACTACGACAAGCCGGCGCGGCCGCGTAAGCGCAGGCACTGATGGATCCAGTATCATCCGGTCAATTAGTTTACATGGACTATGGCGGCAGCTGCATGCCATGGCTGCTGCCGCGGGGATCTGACCGGTCATGATATGGGCTCGCCGTGCATCCCTCACACGGCGAGCCCGCCAAAAGAACCAGGAGCCCGCCAAAAGAACCAGGAGGTGATCCTATCCCATTCTCACGCACAATCAAAGAAATCTATGCTGGCCCGTGCTATCGCGCTATCGACAGCGCTGCAATCCGTCCACAGGCCGGACGAAGGTCTGGGCGCTCGGATGAGACTGCACCGTATCAGCAGTATCTAAATGATAAGTCATCCGTGCAGAAGCTGGAGCATCTGATCGAGGCAAACTTTACGCTGGACGATCTGTTCGTCACCACGACATACGCGGACGACTTCCTGCCGCCGAACTATGATATCGCCGCTCGCCGACTGCGCGCGTTCTTCGCGCGATACCGGCCAGCACGTAAAACGCGCGGTTTGCCCTATGATTATGTGTATGTCATAGAGGGCGAGCACGGCGACAAACGTATCCATCATCACATGATCCTGCCTGCTGACGGCGGCAATGCGGAACTGATCCGCGAGCTGTGGCGATACGGTAGTATGGATATCGAGACGATCCGCCAGTTCGGCTTGCGGCCAATCCGCGGCAGCCCGGCTCTGCTGCTGTCCGAGTATATTGAGATGTTCGGTCCAGACAAAGGGCCGGGACATTATGAGATCGACTGCTATCATAAGGTTGCAATGTACATGACAAAGGAGCCGCGCAAGACTGGCAGGGCCAGATGGCAGGCTCGCATGTACACACCATCGAAGGGGCTGCAGCAGCCCGTCATATTAGAACGAACACTGGAACCAGGAGAGCATTATGAGCCGCCGGACAATGTTGTGCAGTTGTCAGCTGAGCGTAAGGATAACCGATATGGGGACTTTGGATATACGTTCGGCTGGGTCAAAAATCAAACCGGGATAAACATTTTCGGCTCGAAACAATCAATAAATAACGGGAAGGGTGGATAAAAGTCTTGCAAAACAGAATTGCGCGTGATATACTGTTGGTGTCAGCGGATGATAAACTGATCTGCCCACTGTGCGGCAGGCCAACGCAGCAGCGAGTGCTGCCGACATCCAGGCTGATCGACTTCCCGCTTTACTGCAAGCATTGCAGGAAAGCGACAGTCGTAAACGTGAATACGAGCCAGAGCCAAAGCCAACGTGCTAGTGCCAGCGCCAAATGATTTGACCATGATGGTCGGATCGTTTGGCGCTTTTGTTATGCAGTCGAGGTGATAGCCGGCTGGCAGATGCGCCGCGATCCGTTCAGGGTCACGGCGCTTTTCTTTTTTGCCGATGGATTACAAGAGCAAGCGATGGCTGGCGCTTCGGGCGCGCGTCCTTCGCCGGGACAAAGGCCTGTGCCGTGAGGCGATGCGGTACGGCCGGCGCGTCGAGGCAACGACGGTGCACCATGTCTACCCGGTCGAGGATTATCCGGAGCTGCAATGGGCCGAGTGGAATCTGATCTCGGTCAGCCAGCAGGCGCACAACAGCTTTCACGATCGGTCGACCGGAAAGCTGACGCCGGCCGGGCTGGCCTGGCAAAGACGAATAGCCCCCCCTCGAAAAACGAAAACGGAAGGGGCCTCGGTCACCGGGCTGGGGGACTCTTTCCGACGGACGGAAAATAACGG